TTGGGGAAGTTAAGATTTATGACTACGTTGATACTAAAATAGCAAATGTCGCACAATCATCTACGTGGTTAAAAACTGGAGATACCATTCAAGGTTCCGTGTCAAACGATAGATTCGGTCACATCGTTTCTCTTTCAAACGACGGGTTACGAATTGGTACGGGTCATGATGTGACTACGGGTGATACGAGAGGCTACGCACAAGTATACAGTCTACAAACATTAGATGAAGAAAAATTCTTCATGCACAATCGTTTTAATTTTTCATCGAGTACGAGTTTCGACGATCAATTGACATTTTTCAATCCAGTTTTGGAAAGTGCGCAATTCTTCATATTCGGAAATAAGTTACCGAACGTGTCAAGAACGAATCATAATTACTTCAAGTACTTGGTACCATTGAGAAACAGACTAGCGAGACCTATACGAAACATATACACATACAGCTTCTCGATGAATCCTATAAACGTGGAGCCATCGGGAAACTTGGATTTTAGTAGTATAGAGTCTGATAAAACAGTCGTGGAAGTCAAGCTCGATACAACTAAGATTGATATCACGAATGATATTTACACCCTTCAAATGTATTATACGGGATACAACACATTTAAGTTTAAACAGGGATCTATGCGAGTCTTTTATTAAAAAGTGAGTTTTTATGATCGCTGATGTAATCTATGATGTTGTTTTTGATACACCATTTGATGAAATTTAGCTGCGCCAGCGTCGTATGAATTTCATGAGATGTTCCCGGAACGGTATACGGAAACTTTGCGGATCTACAAAAAGGATCAAACAGTTTTTTAGAATAGCCATCGAGACTGCTCTTGTATGCGCAGTGTACGGTAAAAAGTTTACCATCATTTGTGGTATATGTCGTGTTGTTTTTCTTGGCATAATTCGTTATGAACCATTCTAAATTTCGTAGGGAAATACCACTACTCTTGTCAAGAATGTTTAATAATTTAGATCTATTCTTCTCTTCGTTATAAAAATTGTTAATGGATGATAGCAGAATATCTGTTTTACTCATTACATAACATATAATTCAAATCTATAAGCCCGTTTGAACGATTACATCCCGGACAGTCAGGAACGAAAGTTTGTTCGGGTCCATGTGTATGAAGATTGTTACTGGGTAAGATTCTCTGACGTATTCTGTCACCCTGAGAAATATGTTTACCGCAGTATCCGTCGTGAACTCCCTTAAACGTACACCTCTGACCGTTTGATTTTGTTCCTTTACACGTGGGTCCAGTATAAATTTCAGGTACATCCCTGAGAAGAAGATCGAGAGGAATACAATGCTTCTTCGATATGATTTCTGCGTATTCGCTTATTATGTCATTTACCCTTGACTTAAGCTCTTCGTCAAACACGTTCACTATTTTGTCATAAAAGCTCATCCTTAGACTTACTACGTTCGTATTTTTTAAATAAGTCTTCGATCGAATTTTCCTTCTCTAAGCTCATTTTGAGTCGATTTTTCAGATCGGCAACTTTACCAGATGAATCAAGGTTTCTCTTTTTACATTCCTCTACGAGTTCATCCTTTTTCATACCATTGAAAGATGGTTCTTTCTTCTTTTTAGGCGGTTTATGTTGACTGATAATTTCACCGAAGATTTCCTCTTTTGGGTTTTCAAACAATGGGTCGAGTAGATCGCATACTGGATTTAGGAACTTGTTAACAAAATAATAGTGATAGTCGATAGGAATATTGTTCTCTTCAACGTACTTTGGATCTTCAGACTTTTCAAAAGCCTTCGCCTTAGGGTCATCTGTCTTGGTCAGTAAATATGGTACGCGATCACCCGATTGAGGCTCTGAACCAGGTTTCCTGTCCCTCATCTTCACTACGACCTGAACATGTGATTGATTAATATTTACACTTTCAGGACTCAAAACTGATACATTCTCTCCTTTGACTTTGTACGTATCGGAGAGAGACTGACTCAGTACGAGTTTTTCGTTCGATACATCACCGGACAGCAGTTCTATGGCACGTTCGCGCGCGAGTTCCAGTGGTGGTCCCGGGTCGTTCGATGTTAGAACAACGTCGAGGAGTTCCTTACAAACCTCTCTCACGTGTGGTGTATTGTCGCGACGAACAACTTGAAGACCCTTAATATCAATATAATCCATGTTCATGTTACCATCCTTCCCTTTGGTCCAAAGTTTGGCGGCGTACCGTTTTTTCGAATACAAAAAGTAAGGCCAATAGACCTTCTCCAGCTCCAAGTTATTAGGCTTTTTGAATAGGGCACTACATTCCTCTGCGGCGCGTTCACCAAGTTCCCAGCTATACTCGATCGCTTCCTTGCCTTTACGATCACCAACATCAAATTCGACCATCACGCTATCAGTGTCGCCATATCGCACCTTAGCACCCGAAAAGTTCTTCTCTACATAGTTCTTAGTCTCCTCGATCATTTCTCGTCCTCTACACGTTGTCGTAGAAGCGATAGGTACACATGGAAGTATACCCTTACCTGCACCCGTGAACCCATACACAGAGTTCATACTGATTTTATAGGCCAGTTGCTTACCGTTATAAATTTCTTTCATGAAACCCGTGGCGGCGGCCATATCTCGTTTGGCTTGCTTTCTGAACTGTTTAAGCTCTAGAAGAATAGCCGGTAAAAGGCTTGGAACATCCTGTGCGAACTTATACGTTTTTTCACCTACATTAAACGTTTCATACGTCACGCCAGGTATGTTACCGTAGTCCTTCTCATTCATCACGTACGAGGAATAACACAGGTTGTGTGCCATCATGATCGATGGATACAGGGCTTCAAAGTCTAAAGCGGTGATAGGAGTATAATACGCCCCTTTTTGTGCCTCAAGAACAGTAGCACCTTCATAGGGCTCTTCGGGAATAGCCCCGTATCGAATGGTTGGTACCATGAATCCAAGTTCTCGCGCCTTTTTCGTGAGTTGCGAGAAGACCTTGATTTGCTGACCTCTTTCCACCAGGAAACAAAGAGGCACCCACGTAGCTTTCGCCATCTCAAGTAAGTTTAGAAGAGTACAGAGCTTTTTCATAAGTCTATGGGGAAGCAGAGTATCTTTTATACAGTACTCGGCTACTTCTCGTAACTTTACGGGGTCGCCTTCCAGGTAACGAGCAAACATTTCCTTCGGAGCCATATCTATTTTTTGGTCTCCGAGATACAGCTTCGACACTTCGTTCAGTTTGTAGGAGTCTAATTTATAACCCTTCTTCACTTCATGGAAGAGATCGAAAATGAAGCGACCACTCATCGGAAGAAGTTTAAGCATATTGTCACCCAGTGCACTCGAACTCAGTTTTTTAATAGAAAGATCGCACGTCTGTTCCTTCAATTTTCCCAGTCTAAAAAAGTCAGGGTCGCATCCAACCATGTGTGCGCGTTTGTAGATAAACTCAAGATCGAATCCGAAAATATTCCAGCCAGTCATAATATCTATGTCCTTTTCGTGAAGATACTTCTGAAACGCCTCGAGCATTTCTCGCTCAGTATCGAAGCTCAAAATTTTAGAGTCTTCTAAATTTGGATCCGTCTGTTTGTAACAGAGACAGACCTTTTCATATGGAATTTCTTCTCCAAACTTACACAACGAAATCGCAATCTGAAAACACGCATCATCTTCCACAGAAGCATCTGGAAATTTACCCGTCGAAGAATTACACTCGATATCGAACGAACCAACTACAAAGGGAGCGACGTCATCACGATTTACCGGCTTAAGGGACGTCCAATCATTACAGAAAAGGTCAATATCTACGGTCGCTAGGTGTGAACGAACACATGAGTTACCCGTATCCAACCATCCAGTAGATTGAATACCCGTTCGGTGCATCAGGCGGAGTACAGGGTCTAAGTTTGATTCGTATACTTTTAGTCGAACCATTCCTGTTGAAAGAGACAACATGTTCTTCAAAAAATAATCAACTTTGCGACGAGTCATCAAATTCTTAAAGTCGATCTTCATAAAAGCAAACTCTTCGTTATTTTGAAATCCCCAAACATCTTTGGATTTCATAAGTGAATACGATACGAGAGAATCAGGGCACTTTTTATCTATGGTGTTGTAGATTTCTTTTACTGTCTGTTGCGAAGCTCCACGCGGAAGTTTAACAAAAAAATAGGGTGTGAACGCGGTAGTTACACAAACTGATTTACCATCTTCCGTCTTACCGAAAATACTCACGAGGTGTTCGTCGTCTACATCTCTCGCTTCCCATGTGAGTGCTTGAAGGACGACCATTCTTATTTATGTATAGCAC